GTTAAAGCCGTAGCGTTGTTGACAATTACGTCGATGGACTGGTTGACTCCGTTGTTATCAATGAAGTTAGGAATCACGCAACCAGTGAAGGAACCCAGCAGAGTCACTTCGTCCAAGCTCAAGAAATTTTCCAGCTGAGAAGTGATAATCCCGCGAGCATCAAAGTACTTAGACCAAACCGGATCCTTAGAGAGAACTGGAAGGTTAGACCAGTCGCCTTTGACTACGAAGATGTCTACGAAGTAGTCAGAAATGTAATCAGAAGGACGAACGTACTCGGGAACACCGTCTGCTCCGTAGTAGTCCAGAGCCGTAACGTTGTACTGGTTTGCGTTGATCGACTTACGAACAATGGTGCTAGTAACCTGCTGGCTTAAGTTAACAATGTTGAAAAGTCGGCCGCGGTTTGCGGGCTTGCTGTCTACTGTAGCCTGCAAGTAGTCGGTGTCTGCAAACCAGAAGCGCTCTTTGTTGTAGAAAGAAGAAAGCAGTGCCTCCAGTTTGTCTGCGTTTTCACCCGCAGCTTCCAAAGAGAAAGACCGGTACTCTACGGCATCTCCACCTTCGCTTACTGGGATGTTGTTCAGCGGCAACAAGTTGATCGCAAAGATCGGTGCTGTTTGCAAGCAGGTTTCTACTGCTCTATGGAAGAAAGATCCTCTTTTTTCCAAGTAAGCATCGATGTTTCCGAAAACTTTTCTTGCTGTTGCAACGTCTCGAAGGAAGACCGGCGCGTTAAAAGGCCCCACACGAGAGAAGCCCACCACGAGGCGGACTGTTTGTGTCGATACTACGATTCTTTCAGAAGCATCAAACTCAATCGTGTATACGCCAGATGCTTTGAACTGATTTAGATCAAGCGTGATTCTAGCCATTATGCTCTAATTTTTTTTCTTTTGTAACCTATATATCCTGGAAGATGAAGGTTACTTTTTCAACTTTTTGTACGCGTCGTTAATCATTTGTTGCGTAGCATTAAAAGAATCGTGATCTTTTAGGATTCTGTAGGCATCTAAGAAATCATCTTCAGCACGGTCGCCCATTGACATTCTCTTTTCGATTGATTTCTTGTAGTACTCCGGAATAGTATCGTAGACGTTCTCCACCATTTCGAAAAAATCGGTAGAGTCAAAGAAAGCAACGATGTTGACGATCGACAGGGCAACATCATCGTGAGCTATTTGTGATTCGTACCTTCCCTGATTGTTTACACCAAAAGCTGAGATTTCTTCGAAAGACCTTTTTTCTGTGATAACTACTCTTCGGTCTCTTGCCAAGTTACGCATTTCTCGAAAGTAAGATTCGCGGTTATCTTTCTGCAACTTCACTCCAAGCTTTAAAGTCTCGTTGGCTAAGCTATGCCTGGTGTAGAGAAAAATCTCTGGAAAGAAATCTCGGTTCTTTTGAAGTTTTTCGTAGACCACATGGCCTTTGAAATTGACTTCCAGCACTATCTTGACTTTTTCTGGATTAAACAAGTCAAAAGTCAAAAGCTCAATAACTTTTGAAACTTCTTCAACTGAGTGAGCGTTAGACCTGAAAAGACCGACTTGTTTGAGCCGAAAGAAAGCCGATTCGTCAGTCCAGTCCCGGGTTTTTCTGGTCATTGCCGGGGATTTTGGTTCTAACCTAAAAATGTTAATCACAGAATAGTCTTTCCCTACGCCATCTCCTAAATCAACAGACATTACTATGTTCTCGTCTTCAGGGTGATGTGTGGGGTCGTAGTCTGGGTGCCATTTAAGAAAATTACTTAAGTCTGGGTAATCTAGAAAAGAATCGATCTCTACCCACTGGTACTCTTTGCAAGTCCTTTTCATTAAGGTCAGTGTGTGACTATCAAAGAGGAGACGTGATGAAGCCAAGAACTGGTTTCCATATTCTTGGTTGAACAGCTCTTCACTTCCCAAGTTGGCTACTTCTTGCCTTCTCCACCTCTCATCTCTACCCGGAACTTGCCACCAGTCTACCCGGATTGATTTGTAATTATTCTTACCTTCTAATGCACCCTGGTAGATCTCGTAAAAGAGATTCATACCGTTGGGTGTGGATGAAATGATGATTCTTGAAATCTTAGAAGAAGATAGGGTTGGGTAGATTGATCGATAGAAAGGTAGCAAAAAATTCGAATGAATGTGAGCAAACTCGTCCGCGTACAGCAGGTGGATAGTGAAACCGATAGCAGCAGTTTTGGTGGTAGCTTGTGAGAACAAACGATTTCCGTTATCAAACCGCATTCCAGTAACGCCACCCGACTGTACACCGGGTTTCATAAAGTAAGGTAAGTTCTTGAGAATGTTTCGAATTTTATCAACAATTTCGTTGGTAGTAGCTAACTTGTTGGCTACTACAAGAACATTCCGATCCGAGTGAAAGCAGATGTACCAAGCTATAAAAATAGAAGAAGTCACAGTTTTTCCGATTTGTCGGCTGGCAAGCATGACTACGAATCGGTTATCCTGAAAATTCTGCAGCATCTCTTCCTGGTACGGACGCAACTTGATGCGACGAATACCTTCGTCTGTCATAGAATGACAGTAGTTGTCTCCAAAGTACACTACGTCTGCTGCGCAACGACCAAGTTCTTCGATCTCTTCTTTGGTGTAGTCAAAAACTACATCGGCAGCTTTCATATCGATCTTGCCGTCGTAAAAAGGTCTAGTGTCAGCAGGTAAGCCTTTTTCGACTCGATCGATTTCTTCGTTAATCTTCTTCGTGCTCCAAATCTTCCCTTTCATTTGCTTTCTTTTCAGGTATAACGTTTCTAAGAGCTTCAATCAACTGTTTTCCTCCTCTCATTTGGAAAGTTGATGATTCTTCATTTTCTACAATTTCCGCAGTTCCTAGTTCTAATGGCTCTTCGGATTTTTTGTAACGGTAATCTTCTCTCAGGCTTTTGTAGTTGTTCTCCATGATCACCATGAACTGGGCAAGGTGCTTTACGATTTCCATCTTGGATTTCTGTAAAGAGGAAAGTACTTCAAAAGTTCTGGGTTGCACACTCCCGTTGTCAATCTCTTCCAAAAGTTTGATGATAGCGTACTCGGCGGTTTTCATCTGGAAGAGTAAGTTAGAGACCGTAATTTTGTCTACTACGTTCTTTTGTTGAATGTAAGATATTTCCTTAATGATTTCTCGGTTCAAGTAGAACTCGGCAATAGAGTCTACGATTTCTTTAGCTCTGTCATCAGAAACTTCTTTGATGGCATCGTAGTCCATGAAGTTCTGACCTCTTCCAGGAAACATGTACTTTACTTCTTTAGTAAGTCTAGACATGTCTTCAAGGTCAGCATTGACAAGTTTTTCCAGCTCTTCTTTTAATTCGAGCTCAGATTTTCTTTCTGGTGTAGGTTTTCTCATGATTATTTTGTTTGACCAATCCAAGGAAGAGTGAGTCTTGGTATCGCGTTATCGATAATGATGCTGAACTGTGCATCAGAAACGATGGTCTGGTTCAAGAGCAAAACTTGCTTAGGCAGGTCGGTTTCGATTTTGTCGTAAAGTCGGTAGTTTGTAGTCACAAGATTGGCTGCTAACAAGCTGTAGTTCTCATCAACAGACAGATCTTGGGGTTCAATGATTTGTGTTGAGCTGAAAATGTTTTCCAGGTCAGAAGTTTGAGGCGGGTTTAAGTTAGTCTCGTTCCACTTGCGAACCCAAAGGTCCAACGAAACTTGACGGTAGAAATTAGAGAAGTTCATAAAAATTGAGTACCAGTAATTCTGCACCAGGTTGCTCTTAAGAATATAAAGAAGAGAAGTCTGGTTCATTCGAATTACAAAGTAGCGGCTGGCAAAAACGCTAATCCGAATTCCTTTAGAAGAAGATTCTTGGTACCCGTTGAAAAGAACGTTCTCAAAAGTTTTTTCTGCCACGTAACCGCTGGTAGAAGGTGAGCTCCAGTTCGGATAAAATCCATTTAGAAAATCTACGATTTCTTGCTGGACTCTAATTGTGTAATTGACCCCGGTTGTTACTTGCGTAGTACTTACCCAATTTCCGTAAATGCTAAACCCGTTGAATTTAGTGATCTTGATGTAATCACCTTCTTTGTAAGACCTCTTTGAAGTAAGTTTGAATGTTAACAAAACTTCTCCGTTAGAATTACTAAGAGTCAACCCACCTTTGATGTTATCCTTGGGAAGGGGCGGGCCCACGGTTTCTTTGAACCAGCAAGAAAAGGATCTCTCTGCTGTTGAAGGAAAGGCTACTTTTTCACGGTATTTCACAGCTTCGTTTTGAATACCCAAAGAGAACAAAGAACTCAGATCATACTGCGATTCAGAGATCAGCAATGACCAGTTAAGAACAGCGTCCTGAAGTATCAGCAATCCATCGTTGATGCTCTCCCGAGTAGGATCGTAGTCTCTGGAACCGATCTTTGGATCGTACTGTTGAGGGTCTGTGATTTGAATTTCTTGCAGATCAAGTTCCTCTTGGAATTCTTCTTGATAGCTTGTAGTAAGAACTCCGAATTCTTCTCGAAGACTTTGAGGTTCTTTTCTACCGGCCTTGGGTTGGTACTTAATCAAACTAACTTTCCAGTAGATCTCAGTTCTCATCAGATCTTTGTAGAGGTACGAGCTTTCTACCTCGTAGATCCGATTCTCTAAAGGCATGTAAACGATGTCTCTTTTCTGCGGAGCGGTACCTACGCCAAAGATTTCTTCAAAGTAGTTTTTGGTAATGTGAACTTCAAAAGGAAACTCGAAGTCTAACCCCATAGGACCAAAATTGATCTTGCTGTCTGGGAATTCATTATTGGGTACAACTACCTTTAAGCACTTAGGTTCATCTACATCGTAAAGAGTCCACTCGTTAAGAACAATATCTTTACCGATAGCCATAGGAACCGCTCTGGCGTAATGAACGTCTATACCAAATAACTGGTTAATTGTAAAAGAAAGCTCTTTGTAAAGAACTACAAGAGGATTAACATCGTAAGGTCGAAAACTGAAATTCTCGATCTTTGTTAAGTTGCTGATGTTACCTTTTTCTGAAACAGTGTAGACCGGCTCAAACCCCAGGTAGGGGTCTTTTGCGATTGGATCTAATTCACAAACCGCTTCAATAGAATTGACTGTGATAGGCCCACCCGCAATCAAAGTAATCCTAAAATCTACAAAAAGATCGTTGTTGGGATCTAAAGATACCGAAGTGATATTCTTTTCGGTCAGGTCCATCCAAGAAGCTCTCACTCGGTTGGAAGTGCCCCAACGAAATTCTTGTCGATAGTTACCACTGCCTGCTATGTCTTCCAGCCAGCCAACTAATTTGGTAACATAAAGAAAAGGTTTGTCTTGAGTTATCTTTACGAAATCACCAGGGCTGGTGAGAACTGCCTGCATTCTTATTGACCTTTCTTTATATATCCTTAAGAAAAAAAGGACTGCTTAAGCAGTCCTTACTCGGTCAAAAAATCTTTTATAGCAAGGCCTCAAACTCTTTAAGTTCATTTTCAAATCTTTCACCAAGGAACATCAGACCTTCTTCCAGGTCTCTTCTTGAGATTTTATGAACTTCGCAGTACCTCTTTAGAGTTTCTTCAGACACCGCAAGTTTTTTCTTTTCTTCTCTGGCTTTCTTGGTTTTAACGTACATCCACTTAGGAGTGCGATTGTACATCTTACCCAAGTTATCTTTCCAAAAAGTTACTGCTTGTCCTGGGTGAATTTTGATATGATTGAAATAACTTGCCTGTACAGGGTACTTAATCGCAGAAAAACGATTGATCATAAAAAAGTGCTTTCCTCGCTCGTACATTCGAATCTTGTCGAACTCTGCCGGCTTGGCAAACATCGTGTCAATGAAAGGGAATAAGTCCATTAGAATGAGCTAAAGAAATCGGATTCAAAAGATTTACCATCAGTAACAAACCGGGTTCCTTGCAGAAACGTTTTCATATCGTAAACCTGGACCCCCAGTTCTTTTTTATTCCATGAATCTTCAAAAGTTCTTGAAAAATTATCTTGTATTTCTTGAGGTATGACTCTTGAATCCAAAAAGACCAATTTTAAGTTACGTTCTAATCTTTCTTTGATTACATCAGCAGAAGGGCTTTGCGAGCAAGCAACGGAAATGGCATTAGATATTTCTTCTGCTCTATTGGGTAAATCAAAAACATCTTCAACTTGCTTTGTTAAGTTCAGAATTTCGTAGATTCGGTTAGCTTTGTTCGGAGTAATCCGGTAAACTCGATCACCCTTTTTCCAGGTCCATACTGAAGGTACTGCATCACCAGAGTCACCCGTGATTACTTTTTCAAAGATAGCGTACTTAGGATCAATAATTTTAATAGAGCACTTACGCAATACGTCTTGAATCACATCTTTGTTACGATTCATATAAGTGCTGGCATCAAAGATGTCATGTTCTTCATTGTTGATCCACTCTTGAAAACCCGAAGGAACCACCAGTTTATGACTCTTAGAATTAGGATTGTAAACTGTGATAAAGTTTGATCCATTGAACTTGACGCACTGATACATGTCATGATCACCGCTGATGATGACCGAATCCATACCTTTTTGGTAAAAACTATCTGACCAGAGATGCATCAGATCATCACCTTCAGCCCTCTCTTGTTTGGACACAATTACTTTCTTACTTTTTAGAATTTCTGCAAATTCATCGATGCAAGAGTAAAATGCGTCCCAGTTAATTTTAGTGTCTTTTTCTTCTCGGTTAGATTTGTATCCACCATCCTGAATTAGAACTTCTTTTCTCCAAGATCTTGAGTCTATCGTGAAAATGATTCGATCTGGATTTCCAAAAGTTCTTACTGAATAGCTAAAATCCATAGCTATTTTACGAATGAACATATCTTGATCTTTTTTGCTATCAAGCAAAGATCCTTTTGAAGAATAGCTACCAAAGACAAAAAGAGTCTTATAGAAAAAATAATTTCCGTCAAATATCAGATTCATCTGTATCTTTTATGTGTAGTTCCATTTAACCATAGCATCTCTTATGTTACTTTCCAGCTGCTTTTTAAGTACTGGTAAAGTATCTACCGACGATAAGTTTCCTTTGAAAAGAGTAGCTCTTTGGAGTTCTCCTCGGCGGTCTACCAAGAAGAGAATAGTACCGGTTCCCGATTTAACAATTTCAAATTTCCTGGGAGACAGAGCGGGGTACATCATTTCGATGTAGTCTCTGATGCCTTTGGAACTGTTCATTGATTCATAATCATTTGACATTCAAAGACTGCAGCCAGCATCGAGATAGAAGGATCAATCACATGGATTCTTTGCGCTTGATACTGTGCTACCTTGATGATAATTTGAGGTATCTTAGTAACCTTGGAAGGATGATGCTCTCTTAAGTAGTTAGGGAATTCATCAGCCAAAGAAAACAGTACATCATCTACTTTAGAAGAGTAGTTGGTCATCAAGAATTTGTAGTTCTCTTCAGGATTGCTGGGTTTACAGCACATTTCAAAGATGTCTCGAAAAGAGTAGTTCAGAGTCTTAACATCACCAATTTCGATCTTTTGCACACCCTGGATCACAAAGGTCTGAATCTTGTTGACGATCGAGCGCATGTCAGGAAAGTTGCGCTTTACAAATTCTACTACCGCATCTTTCTCAATCTCAATTTTTGCCGCCTTAAAAATTGCCCAAGATCTCTTAATGAATTCCACCATCACTTCTTTTTCTTCTTCACGAGTCAAGAAGTCAAAGCTGATACAAGTGAACCTGGATTGGACCGGTTCAGGAACTTTGTTGATGTAGTTACAAGTTCCGATGAATCGAGCAGTAGCTGCAAACTTTTCAATAGTGGCGCGAAGAGCTTTGTAGAACTGGTCGCTGGCGCCGTCCATCTCGTCCAGAATTACTACTTTGTAGGCTTCTGCTCCATCCAACAAACTGATGGTTGAGCACCAGTTTGTGATCTTTTCGCGAATCACATCTACCGAACTTTCATCGGAAACGTTAATGTAAAGGTAAGGGTAGCCTGCTGCTAAAACCTTGGCCAGCGAAGTCTTACCCATACCCGGAGATCCATAGAACAAGTAGTTCTGATGAAGTTCGCCTTCTCCTACAATTTTACGAATCCTCGAGGGAAGTATCATTTGCTCCAAATTCTTGGGGCGATACTTTTCAGTGTAAAGTTCTCCTATCATACAGTTTATATACACAAGGGATGATATAGTTTCCCTTACAAATATAAACAATTTTGTTCTATTGTAGAACTTTTTCTGTAAGAAAAGACAAGAGTTCTTTCTTTATTTCGGGGTTTGAGAGCCCGTTGTGCTCCAAGCAATGAACAAAGTTGCTCAAACCCCAAGAACCCATACCCAGATTCATGTCGTCTATCGCGACCCAAGAGAAAACTTGGTTTTGTTCAAGCCATTTTTTGATCTCAAAAGCTCTAACGCATTCAAGAACTGCGTTCTGCTGACGCGCTTCTTTTGCTAGGTTAGAAATTTCACCTACAAAAGCGAACGGAGTAAAATCAATAGGACCTTTAATGATACCCTGGCTCAAGTAGTATTCTTTCATTTCTTCAATGGTCGCCCATGATCTCCAGTCAGAAGAAACTACGATTTCGCAGTCGGTTATTCTTAGAATCTCGTTAAGAGCTTCTACGCAGTCTTTGTCAAAATCATCAAACCTCTCCATAATAGGCATCGACTTTAGAGGTGGTCGATTTTCTCGGGTGTAATGATTTTGTTTGTTGAACCGGGTGCCCCACTGTCCATCCAAGCAAATAACTCCGTCGTGATCTAAAAAAATAACTTTCATAGTTAGCTGTATTAGAATCCAAGTCCGCCTTCTTGGTCTGCTTGAAGATCTTGTTGCTTTTTCATGTACTTCAAGTCTTCGATCTCCTTTTCTTCTTTCATTCTTTCGTTGCGATCAATATCTGCTTTGTCAAGTTTCATGTACTTTTCAATCACAAACTTGGGTACGAAGTACGGAATGTCAACGTCCATACCGCTAGCATCTTTGCGCTTGTCCATGATCTGCATCATAGAATTAGCAAAGCTTATACGTTTTTCCATGATCTCCATCTCTTTGAACTCCTCAAACAAGTTATCCTTGTTGAATTCGATAGCTAATGCAGATTTGAAAAGTTCATCCTCAGCCAGGTCTGGGTAAAGTAAACCCATTTGAATGAACAGAGGCTTGAGCATAATCTCCTGGTAGATTGATCTGATTCGATTAATGAACCGCCCAAACCTTATTTCTTCGCGATCAATCGAATCAGCAGAAAAACTTACGTTGCCCGAACTTTGCTTGTCAAACCGAGAAACGGGCACTTTAGAGTCTTCAATCAACTTGTCCTTGAAGTACTTAAGAGCATCGGTATCACTTAAGTCGTAGCCTTCTCCACCAAGAACTGAAATGTCTGGCTGCTCACCGTTCTTAGACGGGAACAAGTAGTTCTTGTAGAACTGCATGGAAGGTTGGCCGTTCACAGAAACTTCACCCGATTCGTAGTTCAGTGAAATGTCTTCTTTGTAGATTGACATCAGCTCAGCCAACGATTCTTTAGCCTTCTGCGGAGATTTAGTTCCAATAGGGACCACCATTTTGAGTCGGAAGCTGGAGTTCATAATGTTCCAGATGATCCGGCTGTTCTCCATGATCCTAAGAAGATTGAAAGAACGAACCATTCTTTCTACGTAAGAAACTCGGCTAACAAAATTACCTTTTGCGTAAGAAATGTAGATGATCTGTGAGTCCAGCAGAACTCTTTTCATTGCCGGTATGTCTTCGTACTGCACCCAGATCTTTTTGTAAGAACCGTCAGCTCCTTTCTCTACTCCGGGTCTTAAAGAAATAGCATCAAGTTCTTTGAAACCGATTACGTTCTTTCCTTCAGGGTCGTAAATAATTTCAAAAGCCAGGAAACCGTCGATTAGCAGCTGACGTAAGTAAGACCAGGCATCATGTCCCTGGTTAAAGTTAAAGTGAGCGTAGATCTTTTTGAACTGCTGATGAATTTCGTCAACAATTTCTTTTTCTTTGTCTGGAGAAACGATCTCGCGCACCTTGGTAACATCCGGCTGGCAAAAGTAGTTAGAAGTGTCAAAGACGATGCATTCATCAGATACTGTGTCCAGTATGAACTCGATCTCTGGGTTCATTGCGAACCTTCTCAAGTACTCTCTTCTAGACTTGTAGTCTTTATCAAAGAAAGCAATAAACTTCTTTTGCCCAATATCACTTAAGGCCAAAGAGTACAAGAACTCCTCGGGTAAGTAACCTTGGTTTCCAAACTCAGCTTCAGTTACACCAACAGCTCTGGACTGACGAATGACCATGTCATCGTACTCCATTCCTAAATTAGCTAAGCGTCTTAATCCTTTGGAGAGCTGACCAAATATAGGATTGACACCAACGCGATCAATAAAACCTGCCATATCCTATTTATTTTTTGTTTTACTGGTGTTTTTCATCTCAGCATATTCTTTTTTGCTGTTACGTAGTCTGCGTACACTTGAGCTGGGCCGATTCCTTGCAATTCTCGAGGCACAAAAAAGGGTATCATAGACCAGTCTTCCATCTCAATCATCACCGGGTTAAGTATGCCGCTTACATCGTAGTTTCTTACTGCAAAAGTCAACGGTATTTTACCCTGGCGAACAAAGACTGTGTTCACTTGAGTCCAATCTTTTAAGAATCGGGATAGATTCTTAGCTTGTGCGATCAATCCTCGGTCAGAGTCTCTTTCTGCTTCTAACAAGTAACGACCAAAGAATCGGTAGTACGTATGAAGCAAAAGAACTTTCTGAGTTTCGGGTATAAAGTTTAAGTTAATTGCTTGAAGAATCGTTCTTCCCGTAGTCTTGGCTTTAAAAGTCTGAAGTATCAAAGACATGGGCCGTCGATCATAGTAGGAAAGAGCATCTTTTGTGATGGGGTTAGGATACCCGTAAGTGTAAATCGACCCAGGAAGAAAAAAACGGATATTCCGAGCAATGAATCTAGATTCTTCTTCAATAATGAAGTAGTTTTCAAAAGGCTGCTCAACGTATTTAGTTTCAAAGTATTCAAAAGCTTCTTTTCTTTCTTCAGCTTTGTTTGCTTTCTTGTAATACTCAAGAATATCAATATGATCTTCCACTTAGTCAAACAAGAATTTTTCAGTAACGATCACAAACTTGTAACCGTTAGACTCTGCGTGGTTTTTCGCAGCAGCAAACTTAGCCTTGTTGGTTATGTAGGTTTTTAGAGCGTAATTGTAATTCTTGAGCTTGCGCATGGTTTGGTTCCCACCTTCCATCACAGGCTTGACTAATGAGGATTCGGGTTTGACTTCGATTAAGTAATCTTTCTCCAGTTCACCTCTTTTTATTCTTGCATAAAAATCTATGAAGTAATTATGCTCTTTTTGATCTATTGGACTGACGTATTTAATTGCCACAGGTTCTGATGACCATTTGAGTACATTAGGACTATCATCACAGTATCTACAGAAACGATATTCCCAAGAAGATCGATATATGATCTTGTTGGGATCGCCAATGTATTTGTCTGGATTGTTTAATTTGTAATACCCTTGCACAAATCCACTCTTGTGCGTAGGCTTAACATTTTTAATACTTGCCATGTATCAAAGACTGTGTAGACTTTCATTACTTAAAGATAGTTTATTTATGTCTCTGATAGGATGTAATTTCTTCCATCCTTTTGCAAACCCGTTCTTGATGATTTGGGTGTAGTACGCAAAAGGGTACTTAGATTTCTCTGGATTGAAACTTCTCCAGTACTTGATTACATCCATCAGGGCAAAAGCGATCACATCCTTGCGATCTTCTTCATCTTTGAATTTGAGCTTCTTAGACGCCTCTCGAGCCATCAGCTGAATCATCTCAACTGCTCTCGGAGTTAATTCGTCAAGTTCTTTAGAACGAAGAATTTCTATTCTGAACTCCTCTGGGTCTACGTAGTTTGCCATGTGTTTTAATCAAAACCCCCTGATGTAGCTTCTGACTCCGATTCCAACGAAGATATGTAAGATTCGATGTCAGAAATAGCGCGATCGAACACCTCGTGTGAAAGTTTAGAATTGTCTTTCACGAAGGTTCTTAGTTCTTTTAGACCGTAAAGAATTTCAGCAGACTTGTCAGAAATAGAAGAGAATAGTGAAGAGTTCTTATCAGGTTTGTTCTCTGAGGTTTTAGGATTTGAATGGAGGTCTGTCTCCGAGTTATATACACCCGTTTCAAAAAGTTC